AGTATGTGAGGAAAAAACAAGCTAACCTTCCCCAGGTCACATATAGATATTACTCAAAAATTACTCTTGCTAAACACATGGTTTAATGCAATACTATAAGCACAGCGAAAGGGAAAAGCCCATAGCTGTACCGGTACCAACACCAAACGAAAGGAAGCCAAATCATGACCGCTCGATACACGCGCAAGGCTCTGCAAAATCTTGTTAACTATGCAAACGAAACCGTTCCGCCGTGCAACGGTTGCAACTTCAAAATGTACGCTGATGGTGTAGGCTGTGCAGTTCGTTTAACTCCGGTATCTGGCGAATCGTGGCAGCGTGAAATATACTCAGGCCGCTACACACCGCGTGAAGCGGCCGAGCTTTTTGTTAACTGGCTGTTGTCCAGCACATGCCCACGAGAAGCCGCTTTCAATGTATACGATTTTGCATACTCGCAGGGTATCCGCCTTTAATCACACACACACACACACATGAAAGGGTCAATAATGAAAACCACTATCGCCGCCGAAACTGTGCAAGCCCTCGCGCTCGAACTCGCGTTTGCCGAATCTTCCCGTTATTATGCAGCTGTAGCCTGTGTGGAAAGAGCCCTTAATTATTGGGAAGGAAAACTTTACGGCCTTAAAACGGCCTGTAATGTGGCTTTTGGCTGCTGGCCCGCTGTGTATATGGTATCAAAATACGGCTATGTTGTTGTCGATTTCGAGCCAACTTCGATGGATTCGAAAGGTGTCGAGTTCCATGTAGACGTAAATACCTTTGACTTTATCGGGTTCTAGCGACCTCATAACTAGTAAAGGAAATGCCATGGCCAATCAACTTATCGCAGCATCGAAGTTTTACGGACGCCCCGAGTATTACAACGAGGTTTTCGAATCTTCCGAATTCGAGTTGGAATTGCACGAGTTTGCGGACGATTTCGGAACAGAGTACCGCTTGTTAGTGCAATATCCCAACCGTTTATGGACTCGCACGTTCGAGGATAAACAGTCTGCCTTAGGCGCATATTTTTCCGAGTGTGAAAGCATGCTCGAGTTTGTGTAGAACGTGCCAGGGATGCAGGTTTAATCTGCAGCCAATTTATGGAGTCATAATCATGCAATTACCTCAAATCCTGTTTCTTATTCTGGCCGGGTTTTTCCTCGCCCGGTACTGGAAAACCGAAAAGTTAAACGCCTTATTTCTGGCGTTTTTCTTCCTAGCTATTGGCATTGTTTAGAAAGGTAAACCGATGGAAGTTATTTACGGCTATTTTCTCTGCGCGATTGCAGTTGTAGCCACTATCGCGCTAATCGATGCAGTTGCGACAGTGATCATTAAAGACATTCTCGAATAGAAAGGCGTTACTATGGTCCATCAAATCATTCTGCCGGTTGAACGCTCTGCTATCGTGAACAAACACCTGGCAGAGTTCGACGCTGCAACGAACCCCGTAGAACGCTCGATTCTATGGAAGAAAGTTATCCATGAGTTTCGAACTTGCACGTTCATCCAGACGGACGACGAAAATATAGTAGGGGGTCGAATATACTGGATCGTGCCACAGCACTCGTATCGTATGACATGGTACGAGATAGCCCAAGGTACTGTAACAGGCTTAACCCGAGATAAGTACGCGGTTAGAAGCAACGGCCATAATCGGGTGATACACCCGAATCAGGTGGTAGCGATAGAAAGGAAACGCTGATATGAAAATGACAGTAGAACGCGAGTTGCGTGTAGAAGACGTTTTTTCAGGCAAAATTATTTCGGTCAAGACTGGAGAAGTAACGGAAGAAAAATCCGAAATAGACCTCTGGTTTGCACCCAGATACGCCCGTATGTACGGTTACGTTCTAACTAAGGGCGAAGAGGGCATTTTGATTTCATTCGATTTTGGGTTTGAGGATATCGGCGACGCCATAAACGCGTGTAAGGCTGCTGCCCTCGATAATCTTTATCGTGTACATGTAGAAGGCAACGTTTTGACTTTGGAGTAGAAGCATGAAAACGTTTGATGAACTAGAAGCCTATTACTCCGCTGAAATTACGCGGGCATTGTACGAACTTCGCTCGTCTGGCGCAACTGCTGATGAAAATTGGGAACGCCTGTATAAAATATGCGAGGAATATCTCGCAGAATACGAGAAGCTTTGTTTTACGACAATAAAGAACGAGTTTTTTGAAGCTTTAGAAAGGAAAGCCCGTCGCTAGACGGGCTTTCCTATTTCAATCCGCACATTACAAGCATATCCAACCACATTTCGCGCGTTGCGTCGCTGTCGAAGTAGCATTCGCCCTGAGAGTAGCTTCTCATGGCGAACTTAATCAGCGGGGCCGTGCGCTCGATTAGACGGGTGTCTGGGGTCATGTCATGCCGCGTTAGAACGGCAATGGCCTTATTCTGCGGAGGCTTTCGGTCAATGAAAACATTGCCTGTGTGGAAGTCCTGCCAGACTGCAAAGGGAATTCCCTTGAACTTCATGGCCACGATGCAGTCGCATCCTTTTGGACGCTTCTTGACGAACAGCCCCGTGGCGTTGGTGAACTCGCTCTGCTGGGCGTATTCGGCATAGTCCGAGCCGGCAGTGAACATGCCGATATTAGACTGGGCCGAATACTTCTCGAACTCTTCGCAGAAAGCGTTTTCGTAATAGACGTGGCTGTTTCCTACTTTGAAATACCGTGTAGAACCCTTGGGAATAGGCGTGATGCCCCAAGCCTGAAACAATGGGTTAACCAGGTCGGCGTTGTTCGCCAGGCAGACGAGTATAACGCGGTTCTCGCGTCGGTCGAACGTCTCCCACATGTTCATGAGCATATCGACGCATCCCGAGGGATAGGGGACGTTCTTCTTTTCCTTGATGAACTCGTCTAACACCATGAGCGTGCAATTTGCAGCTGTGGTGCCTTTGTATGAATCGAACGAGGTCAGCGCGTACATTTGCCCCAGGTTTTCCCACTTCGGTTTCCACTTCTCGGTAGCGTTCGCGGGCTTCTTCGAAACCTGCATCATGCGGCCGTTCATTCGGAACGTGTAACCAGGGAACTCGTTGTTTCTCTCGATATCCGATAAGAATCCTTCGGGGCTTCGCAAGATTCGTTCAATCATTGCGTCGTTGTATCTGATATATGCCCAGGTTTCGCCCTTTTCGAGGTATCGTTTGATGCCCTGCTTCTTCATGGCGTAGGTTTTGCCCAGGCTTCGCGGCCCCGTGCAAAGGCGCACGGGGCATTTCGCGCCCATCAAATTGCTAGGGTCCCATCTGGCCCATTTAGGGATTCCGCCCATCAGTCCTCCAAAAATCTGTAAATCATCAAACCCCAACCCCAGTTATTATAATCCTCCACCGGGTCGGCTTCCACCTTCGGGCACGGCGCTGAGCCTGCGCCCCACGCGATCCCATCGCCCCAGTACCACCCCACGTGTTCGCCGTACTGGTTGTACATGAGAATCAAGTCCCCAGGCTTCATGAGGTCACGTTGGATGCCGTCGCATATCTTGGTCGCGGTCGTGCGCATCGTGTACGTTGACGTTCCGAGCCAATTGTATTTGCCGTTCGTGACTTTGTTCGCCGCCCACCAAATGCAACCCGAGCAGTCCGTGAAGCCGCTCACGTCAGGCTCCAATCGTCCTGCGCTTTGGGCGTATTGGAATTTGCCTTTGTTGGCTTCCCATAGGGCTTTCATCTTCTTGAATTCTTCGCTTCCGCCGCCTGTCGTGCCGCCGCCGCCAGTGCCAGGATATTCGGGGGCCGATGCATTGCGAAGCGGGAGCCATACGCCGTTGCCCGTGTTGTGGCAAATAAGCTTGTCACCGTTGCCCATCTTGCCATATACAATCAAGTCGTTTCCAGCCAGCTCAATGCGGCTCACGCTGCTTGAAACCTGGCCGTTGGTGTCGGGATTGTTGCCAGGCGTGTAGTCGCTTTGACCGAAGTCGGGCGGGGCTGAGGTGCCGTCCCACGAATTGAGCAGCCCGTATGCCTTGTTGTATCGGTTCGAGTATCCCGACACAGGCCATGTGTTGAGCGTGGCCGATAGGTACTCGCCGAGGCTTCTGTTTCCGCCGATGTTTGCCAAAATCTGGTTCGCGCTCGCTGGCCGTTGGTGGTACACGGTCAGCATGAAGATGGTTTCCTTAACCTTGCTCGTGTCCATGCCCCAACCTTCGAGCGTTGAGAAAGCGCCGCCCGTTCCGAATACCCAATTCATGAAAAACTCGTCCTGCACCTTGTGGTTCTCCGCGTCCTGCGCAGAAGCAACCCACGAGTTCGCATCGTCGTTGTAAAGGTAAAAGCCGCTCCACCAATCCCATTCGCTCGAAGGATGGATGTCCACAGCATTACGCAGTCGGCTGCTGAGCTTGGCATAGCTTTCCGGTGCATCGGCTTTGAGCTTTTCCATCAAGGCGCACGCGTTCGCGCCGTAAAACTGGCCGATGCCGAGCGTGATTGGGTCGCTCATGTTCACGCTCGCGTAGTCGCACCCTGATTCGACCGTGCATATTACGTACTCGGTATATTGCTGCTGCTCTTTAGTCCAAGCCATTTCGCCTCCAAATACAAGTAAACCCGCAGCGCTTACCATATTCCTGCGGGTTCATGGATAATATTCGTCGGTATCCGACGGCTCTATTTTACGTCAATTTTGAAAAGCCGCGCAAGCTTCGAGCCTGCTAGTTCGGGACTAAGCTTGCAGATATTCTCGAAGATGCTCACGATTTCGGTGAGAATGATGAACACGCACACGGGCACGAACAGCGGGAGCGTGAACCCCAAGTCGATGTATTGCATCGTCCATTCAATCAGGGCAGCCAAAAGCATGGTCAAGACGAACCCGCATTTATGCCAGAGCCCGTCCCGCATCTTCGAAGAGTCTACCGTTTTGTTCGCGACGGCCTGCGCGAAGCCAGTGAGCAAATCCATGGCGATGAACACCAAGGCGAAGGCAGTGATATGCCAATCCATATCATTTCCTTTCAATCGTGATTTTGTATTCGTCATTCTCTAGCACAGAAACGCTAGCCCCAGTATCACTGGAACCATCAGGATTGGGAACTGGGCTATCAGGATGCATATTGCTGCTGTTATCGCCACTTGCGCTATCAGTTTCACTATTATCTCCCAGCGCATAAGCCCTCCACTGATTTTCTGTTCCATAGAATAGCGATAAGTCCAGGTTTCCATTATATCCGCTTACTCGACCATCAGAGCAGAATTGCCAGGCCACTACATTGCCCTCGGCTTCTGGGCATTCCCAGCTTTCGGCCTGCTCGAAGCTCGGGGAGGTAACTGCCGGGTACTCTGCCACCCATCTGGCGCAGTTCGATTCTACTCCGCCTTTGTTGAATCGCCAGGGGTTGGCGTATATCCACGGCCAAACGCCAGTAAGCTCATGCACGCGCTGCACGAAAGCGTTCACCCATCCAACGTTCTGGTTTCCTTCCCAGTCGAGGATAGGTATTCCCTTGCTGAAATACCCTTGGCAGTTGCAGACAAAGAATGTCGCTTCCTCGCTCGCGCTGTTGCTGCCAGCGAAATGGTAGAAGCCCCAGGGTTTCCCTGCATTGATGCATTGCTGAACCCATCCATCGCAGTACGGGTCTACGAAAGTCGCTCCCTCGGTGGCCTTGCACACAACGCCGTCCACATTGGGGAGAAGGGCAGGGAGGTCGATACCTCCCTGCCAGTTCGATATGTCTATGAAGCGCATCATGGCTACCTCGAAACTATTGCAGTAACTCGATGTTCCGCATAGCTGTATGACCACATTTTAGCTCGGCTGCCTGTGATTCGGCTATCGGCCCCAAGGCGTTGCACAGTAAGCCCCATACCATCGAATGTGACCAGGTTGGTAACAGTTCGCGCTGTGTTTGCGGTTTCGCTTCGATAGACGTTGTTGTAATTGTCCTGGTAAATGCTGCCAATGCTTATCACTGGCACGCCGCGGTGAACTGTTGCTCCGTCGGCGTGCTCGTGTCCGCACAGCATCGCGCATGGCGTACCAGAGCGTTCTGCGTGCGCGAATACGATATCGCTGAGCTGGGCGATACCAGGGTAATCGTTATCCGTGCTGTGGTTATACCACCCGTCGTTGTGCCAATACGCAGCGCAAGTGAAGCCATCGTTTGTATAGTCCAGGTCTCGTGGGCCGATATGGTTCAACACTAGAGTAGGCGTATTGTTGAGCGTATCGCGAAGCCAATTGAGTTCGCTCGTCAAGTCGTTTCCAAGCGCAGTAACATCCAGTCCAATGATTCGGCATCCTTCCACGTCCTTATGCCACCAGGTAGCCGTTTCTGTCGGAAAGATTAGCCCACGCCCTGGGTACGGGTCGAAAAACTTCGTGCGCAACTCGGTCTGCGAAGGTTTGTCGTGCCAGTCATAGCCAGAAGAATGAGTGCCAGATAGGTTGATTGCATCATGGTTTCCTATCACCGGCCACATGTTCGGCATGTCGAGATAGCTTACATCTTGCTGGAAGTAATCCTGAACCATATCGCCAGTGTGCACCATCGGCAGACTCATTTCACGGGCGATAGCAAATGCGTCTGCTGTGCCTTCGGAATACCCGTGCGTGTCTGATATGTGCAACAGCTTCATTTAGTCTACCGTCGCATTCATGGCGCGATAAGCGTTTTGCTTATTCAGCGAAACGCCAGTGTTGGTGCCCATATACAAGACGACGGAACCCATGAGCGAGAACGAATCGCCTGCAGACGGATTAGTTTGCAAACCTAGCTGTCGGGTTGAGCGTACTGCGTATAGACTTGTCCATGTTTTGAAGTTGTCGGTGTCGTTCCAAACGAGGATTGCGGCGTCCGCAACGATGCCACTTACGGCATTGTTCGGTACATAGCTCGGAAGAGTGAACAAAGCACTTGCCGCATCGCTATAAGTGTTTTGCATACTGTTAATGACGAGCAACCCCAGCTCTTCGATATAGAACCCACTCAGGGAACCACCGCTGGGAACAAGCATACCTTCATTGTCCGCACTAGAAATAGAGCTAGCGAAATTTCGCACGGTAAGCCCACCCCACATCGCCGCGATAGCGGTTTGGTCGAGTTTCTGTGCAGTCACAGCTCCGTTGGCCAGACTATCGGAGGTGAGCGGGAATTTCGTTTCCAGCTGGGCAACTTGAGCGTCGAGCTTGCTGATATCTTGCTCATTGTTCGCTGAAAGCGAATAGGCGTTATTCGCTGTGGTTTGTACACCGGCAATTGTGGTCTCCACCTGGCCGACGCGATTCACTGCGTTGTTGGCGGCTGAAAGCGCGGTAGACGCGTTAGAAGCAACGCCAGTTACAGCTGTATCGATGGCGTTCATCGCCCCGTTGACGTCGCCAAGCCATGTGGGCTGGTCGTTATTGATAAAAATTGGGAGGTTGTAATTAGGCGTTGATTGAGAATGGCTCATTAGAATCATCCTTCCTTGATATGCCGCGAAATAATTTCGATTAGTTTTTGCACGAATGCATAGGATACGTAGTTACCCATTGAAAGCCCCCAAAGTAACAATCACGCCATTGCCTTCGGTATCTTCCACGAGTTTTACCTTGCCATATGCCACTTTGCTATCAGCGCTTGTTTTGGCGGCGTTGGCGGCAGTGAGGGCAGAGTTGGCAGTGGATTGAGCTGCTTTGGCCTCGGATTTAGCAGACTCAGCGTCGCTGGCAGCCTGCGTCGCCGTCGTTTGTGCGGAATTAGCTAGATCTGCATTTGACTTCATATTGGTGTCAATTGTTGTAAATGCCGGATTAAGCTGTCCTATTACGTGAAATTCGTCATTGTTTTTCCATTGAGGCAGATTGTAATTGGAAGTATCCATTCTCGAACTCCTTACACTAAAATCAATGTGTCTTCATTGCGTGCAAACGAAACTCCATTGTGCACCAATTGTGCATAGAAATCATAGCTTAACAATGCGAAGCATGTATCGAAATCTCGGGCGGAATATCCGTTGCTTTCATAGAAATATGCTGTCATGCCGCACGTGTCATAGTCTACCGCTGTTACCGAAAACGGCCTATCGAAATCGTAAATGTGCTCGCAGACGCTTTTAATTGGCCTGATATCGCCATACGTCGGGTCGAACACCGTGCCGGGGAATTCTTCGAGCTGGTTGATAAGCCGAAGCAGGTAGTTGTACTTGGTATCAACGTCCACCTTGATACCAGCGTCCTGCGCATCCGCATACGCTTTGAGGGCTTCCGCAGAAGCGTCAATCATGGATTGCGCCGTATCGACGTCGAGCGTGTTCATGTCGAGCGTGGACGCGTACAGATACAGCCAATGTATCTGGTCCTCCGGCGTGCGCATCTGGTCGAACTTCATCGAATCAAGCCCCGTATACCCAGGCATGCCAGGCTGCATGTTCTTCGCCTGCGTGCTAGCCGCGTTCTGGCCCGTGAGAGCCGTGAACCCATAAGGCGCGTACATGTCACTTCAACTCCTCTCGCTGCTCTAGAATGTCGATGGCTTCCGCCACTTCCGCCAGGCAGGCCATAAGGCTCAAATGGAGCTGGTGGAGAGCCTTATGCATAGGCACATCGTCCATATTCATGGCCCGCTGGGCTTCGCTCGAAATGTATTCCGCCTGGCTTTCGAGCTTGATTCTCTGGTATACCAAATCGTGCTTGTGCAATGTTCCTCCTTACATAGGCAAATCGTCCCAAGTCTGCATGAACAGCGGCTCAAGCGCCGCGAATACGAGGTTGTCCGTTGCCACGAAACTCGAAGCCATCATATCATAGACGGCATTGCCGATGCTGCCAGAGATAGTCTCGTAATGCGTCTTGGACGTGCCCTTTTGGCTTCCGTCGTTCGTCTGCTTGTTCAATCCCGTCAAGTATTGCTCGCCGTCAGGGTTGTTCAAGAAAACCTGGGGAGTGCTCGAAGCGGTCGCTACTCCGACGCCAGTCGAGCTGCCCTCGCTCTCGCTGTCGTTCCAACCTTGCGCAGTGGCGAACGGATTGAATTGCTCCTTGCGCACAAGCTCATACACCTTGTTGTAATTGGGCATTTGTTCGTTCATGCGCCTATTGAGGTAGAAGATGAACATAGCGGGCGTGTCGCTCGCGATTCGGCGGTAGGCGAAGTGATTCCAAATCGCGCGGTTGAGCTTTTCGCGGTACGCTTCATCGAAAATGGGGTAATCCCGCATCCCCCAATCGTAGCCCAAGGCGTCCGTCACGTCGCGCAACGTGTACTGGTGCTCTTCGAGCGTCGTAAAGTCGTTGTTGTTAAACGTTAGCATTCATGGCCTCCTTAGAAGGTTGAATAACCCCTCCGCTGTCCAAGAATTGTGCGCCTTGCGCAATGGGCCATGAATCGGCAGTCTGCGGCATATGCGGGACGCTCCATTTCACGTCGCAATTCCAGCCATACATTTTGTTTATCTTCTCGCAGAACTCCTTGCGTGGCTTCAAGAACGAATTGCGCTGAATCATGAACTGCTCGTTGTTCGCAAGCGTCTCGGCGGTCTGCACGCGCTCCTTCTTCTCGGCTGCCGCGTTGTTGTCGATGCCGAGCATGGTATACACGGCAGACACGATTTTCAATTCGTCGTTGAGTATGTCGCTGCCTGCGTAAGCCGCCTTGTTCATGGTCTGCAATACTTGGATATTCACCGCCTGCATCCCGCTCGCGTTCATGAAGATAGCAGGCTGTCCCGAATCGATTCGGTTATACATATCCTGGGCTTGCTTCTTCGAATACTCGTCCACGCTTATAACGTACGGAACGCGCATAGCCCTCACGTGCTGGTCCACGGTCGTATCCATATCGGCCAAGCGTTGCGCCTGCCTATCCAAAAGCTGCAGGATCGGAAAACGCGCCAGATTGTCCCAACAGATAACGGCGTCGGGGTGCATGAGCTCGCATTTCTTTCCGTATTGGTTTGAACCCGAGCGGTCGAACCAATAGTTGCAATGGCGGCGCTGGCGGTTGCCGTTCGGACTATAAATGTCGATGGTGTTCGGATTGCGGTACAAATCGAGGTTGCCTACGGGCGTCATGCGCCCTGCCCAATACGTCATGATTCCCGAGGTCGAACGCTTTGTGGCGGCGAAGCTTCCCCAACCGCAAAGAAGCGTTTCGAGGTATCGCGCGTCCATGCCCTCAGGCAGTCCGCTCCACTCGAAGCGGGAAATGGCGGCAGTCCAAAACAGCTGCCGCCAATAGTCGTAGGTTCGGTATTGCTTCACCGAAGCTTGCCAACGCTTCACATAGCGTTTTCCGAAGCACGCGACGTCAGGCGGCACGAATTCGGCTGGGTCGAAAATTGCAGGTGTCATTCGCTCTCCTTTCATCAATACGAGATATTATACAGCGGCGCATTGTACTCGGCTTGGTCAGCCGGACGTAGCTCGGTATGGTTTATATCGTCGGGGTTGCCCCAAACGGTCACTCCGCGTTCAAGAATGCCGCGAATGACGTCTTTCTCCGCTTCATTGGCCCTGGCGCAGTCGATATACGTTTCCGACGCTTTCCAATACGAGAACTTCTTCATGACTTTTAGCTTTGCCATGCCGCCATTGATATTGATATAGCGGTGAATATGGTTTCCATACCGTAGCATGTAGTCGCACGCGCCCTGGAATGCAGCGCCGTATGCCTGCTTATACACGATGCCGAAGCCCGAAAGTCCATTCTTCCAGAGGAAACCATTGCCGCCGAGCTGTCCCGCCGTGGATGGCGGTGTGAGCTGGGCGTCTTGGTAGGCGGCATTGATTCCACGAATGGCATTCTCGTAATCGCCCTGATTAACCTGGTTGGCAAGGTTGAGATTGTTGCCCGCGACCTGCCGAGCAAGGTTTACGTTGTTGGCGTTCTGCGTCGCGCCCGTCATGTTGCCTACGATATCCTGTGCGGAACCCCATGAATTCGCGCCAATCTGGCCCATGGCGTTTCCAAGTGCGCCGTTTACAAGGCCGCCGATGGAAGGTGACGCCCAGCCTCCAATTCCTTCCTGCGAAATAACTGGGGCTGTAACAGCCTGCTGCCCGATAGCGTTTGCGAGCCCATTCGGCGATGCATTGAAATTCGCCTGGGTATTCTCTGCCCCGAGCATGGCATTGTTATAGGCGTTCTGCGCTCCCATGTTCGACTTATTGAGCGACCAGGCTGCGTTTGCATACTGATACTGGCGCGTGTTCGTGGTCGAAGCCATATAGGTTATGTAATTGTTGTTGACGATGGAGAACTGCGGGAAGTCCGTCAGCCACAACGCGGTATCGAGGAAGTCGCCGCTATCAATGACACAGGTTGACGGCTTTCCATCGCCTAGCCTGATATATTGATAGGTATCCGTTTCGAAGGATTCGTCCGAGCCGTTGCAATTGTACGCCGTCGGAACCATCGCCACGCGGGCGAATGGCGCGATGGCGCAGCACACGGCCAAAAGCGAAATCTTGTTTCCCCACAAAAGCTCGGGACGCAAGAAGATTGAGTTGCCTGAATAGGTCGTTAACTCCACAACGGAATACGGGTAGCAAAGCAGCTTCTTATAGGGCTGCATCGCGTAATCCTGGCCGAAGCCCCATTCTGATAGCTTCTTATAGATATCGGTAATCTCGATATATCTTTTGCCCGTGAGCGCGTCGGTATCTCCGATGAAATGCATCATGACGCCAGAATTTCCGAAAAGTTCCACTTCTGGACCAGCGCTCAAAAGGCGCGATGGGAAAGTAGTCACCGATACGATGCATTGCGCTACCCATGACTTCTGCTGCAACGCTTCCATGAATTGTTTGAATACGGTTTGCCGCATGGAATATACGTTGCAGCCCGAGGGCAAGCCGTCCGCCGATTGTCCGTCAGCCACGTTGAGGTTAGGCGAATCAATCGTGCCAGGGTCGGCAGCCAAATTGGCCGTGGATGTGACGATAACCCACCCAAGCTCCCCGCTGTCCGGCTCAGTGAACGGAAACCATTCCTTGCCGATAATCGCATACGTATTGCCTACGCTCACGCCCTCGTCTATATCGCAATATCGGCGCAGGGTGTTTCCCGTGATAGCGGTAAGGCTTTGGTTCATAGCCGTGTTGGAAATGGCCGCGTGCCCCGATACCGCAAAAAGGCGGTCGATTGATACGCCGAATTGGTAGGTTTGGATAACGTCGAGCTGCAGGGTAATCATCGTCGTTTGCGGATTGATATAGCTCGCGGACGTGATGAAATAGCACAGACGTATTGGCTGTTCCTCGTATTCGACGGGCTGCATGGGGTTTTGCACCACCACGTAATTGTATTTGTACGCAGCCGAATACGGAACAGGTATATTGATGGGCTCATTCGGCGGGAGGTATGAGAATTTGGCCGAAGTCCATCGCTTCGAATCTCCTGCGTAGGCCGTATCGAAATAATCGTCTCGCTGCTGCTGATTATCCCAAATCACGATATCTCTATAATTCGCGTCCCACGGAACCTGCAGCAAAACCACCTCGGTGCCGACGGGCCATGTGTTCGGCGTCAAAACCTGGGGAATTTCTGGCATATATCCTCCTTAAAAGAAAAAGGACTGCTCTTGCGAACAGCCCTCATTATAAGCCATCGGATTGCTTACGCGGTAACGTTCACTGCCACCTTCGCTACAACGTTTGGCTTGGTCGGGTCTCCGCCCTTCGCCACAAGAATGATAGAGGTAGAACCCTCGGCGATGCCAGACACAGTGAGAACATCGTCTGCCACGTTCGCGACGGTCGCGATTGAATCGTCCGCGCTGTAGGCTTCATAGCTCTTGTCGGTGCCGTCCGAAGGGGTCCACGTCAAAGCGGAAGTAGCGTTCGCGCCAACCTTGACGTTGACTGCCGCGCCCGCGAGCGCCGTCATATAGGTAGCGCCTGCGACGGTTACTGTGTAAAGCGCCTGGTACTGCGAATCGGCCACAGACGTTGCGGCAATAGTCACCTTGTCGATATCGTGGCAGTTGCCCGAATGGAAAACGCCGTTAGAATCAACGAACATTTCTGCAGGCAACGTCTGCACAGCTCCTCGGCCGTTGAACGCCTTGATAGAGTACACGACGGCCTGGTTGGGCGAATTCGTGCCGTTGACCTTGGCGATAAGCTGCACTTCCTCGCCAGGCTGAATGGTGGAGGAAGTGTTTCCTGCAGCGTCCTGCAGGGTAACGCCCGTGTAGGTAGCCTTCGCAGCCGTAATCTCCGAATCGGGACGGGTAGAGAACATCGTAGCTCCGAGGAAGAGTGAGTACGAAAGCACCTGCCAGACATGATAGAAGGTGTTGTACGAAAGGTTGTCAGAGTTCATCGGCGCAACCATGGAAAGCGGGCCGAGCGTATCCGCTACCTGGAACCATTCCTCGTCGAGAAGCAACGCCTGGCAACCCGAAATAGGCAGCTCGTCGAGCACAATGATATCGTCGGCCACAAGCTTTTGGCCCTCGTTGTGGAAGGCGAAAGACATGTTGGCGGCTTCGAGCGCGGCGTTCACGTCAGCGTCGATAATCGCGATAAGGCGGTTCGATTTAGTCGCAAGTCCCTTGTTTCGGCCCTCGGGCGAATACTCGGTGCGGAAATACTTCATCTTGGTATAGGTTGCATTCATCGCGCGAATGAGCTTGATGCCGCGCTCCACCTGCGTATTCAGGTCGTTGCCCAGGTTGTGCAAATCGTCAACCTGAATATTCCAAAAGCCCCACAGATTGTCATAGGTCTCTGTCAGCGAACGCATCAACAGATACTCGTCGTTGTTCGCCGAAGCGATGGGAGCTTCGGTGAGCGAATTGAAGAACGCGGAGATGGATTCGCCCTCGATGAACGAACCGCGCAAAACGTCCTCCATTGGAATATTGATGGTGTATTTGTCACGACGATTCTCGGTATGGAAAATCTGGTGGATATCAGGCTCGCGGCCCTCGCGCCCGAAGACGTTCTCGGCTTTAGCGTCGTACGCACGCGCCTTGATAAGATTCGCCTGCACTTCCTGAATGGTGCGGCCATAGCGCAACGCAGGACGCTTGAGCTTCGCCAGAGGGTTGGTGAAATTCATGCGGTCGTTGATTTGCACGCGACCGATACGGCCAAGAAACACGTTCCAAAACACGTCCCAATTGGTAGAATAGGCGTTCATCGCCTGCAACGTGGCCGCTACGCTGCCCTGCGTGGTAGCAGGTACGCGCTCTTTGTAGTCGTTCGGCGCGTACTTGCGCACGGTATCAAGAATCTGGGCGTTGGTCAGATTCAAACGGCCCTCTTCATTTGTCAATTTAGATTTTGCTGCCATGGTATCTCCTTACAATCCGAGCATGGAATCGAGGTCGAGTGCTTCCCCATCCTCGCCGAAATCTTCCGGCTCGGGATCGGTATCCGCATCCTCACGGTCGATGGAAATAGTCGCGAGCGCTTCTTTGACTGCCGCAAGCTCGTCTTGCATAGCGGCAAATTGCTCGCGAAGCTGTTCCACTTCGCCCCAATCATGCTCTTCAACTTCCTGCTGTTCCTGGGCTTCGTCTTCCTCGGCGGTGTCTCCGCATTCCTCTTCGCGGGTTTCCTCTGCCTCGGTCTCTGCCGCCTGGGTTTCGTCCATACTAGCACCTCCATATTCGCGACGATATGAACGGCCCTATAATAGCACGAAACCCCAGCCCGTGTTTCGGGTGGGGTTTCAATGGTTGCCCAGCTCACGTCCCTAGCCCATGGAAGTGTGCCCACTGGGCGCGGTCCCTGTTAGGGTTGCGTTCGCGCCATCTATCCGCCTGCGGCATGAAAAGAACGCACCGAGCTCCTACATTATGGATTAAGCCTATACACGCTGTCAACCAGAACCACGCCGCCAGGGACGGTTTTAGGCATGAGCTTCGCATGGCCTGGAATGATATCGCCGTTCTCGTCGGTGTTCGAAAAGCCATAGTCGAAATTGTCCCAAGTGACCAACTCCTTCACCGAATCGGGCATGCCCGCGCACGTTACCGAGAATTTCCCGTTCAAATCCCAAATATACGCCTTGGTGCGCAAATGCTTGGCTCGGGAAAACTCTCCCTCAACCTTCCAATTGCATAGCGCCTTATCGTCAATGGGAATGCCGCTAGGCGTTTCGGTGCCGAGCAGATGCATCGAATCGGTATCGCAGTAAACGAAACGGTCGCGATTGTCCATGATAGCTAACAGCAATTCTCGCCTTGCATAGGCGGTGCAAAACGTTCCCACAGGAAGATACACCGGGTCTCGGTATTCCGCTTCGCCAAGCACATAATGCACTGTTCCGTCAATCATCACTGGACGTTTCGAAGTAACGTCGGGATTTGTCGCGAACTTTCCGTAAAGGTTATTGAGCATCAGTTTCGCGAGCTGCCGCATTCCGCCTGTTGACGTTTCCTTAACATGGCCCCAATAGTCGATATAAGCGTCAAACATCCCCGTGCGCTGCTGGAACTTGTATCCGCCAGCGTACTCGATAACGTCGATATCGTACATGCGCTGCATAATCTCCCAATCGACCGAAGTAACGGTTATCTCAACTGGCGAAATCGTCTCGCGAACGTATTCATGCTGGCCATAGAAACCCTTGCCCTTGAGCTGAATGCACGGTATTCCATCCTCCTTGAGGGAGAATTCAACTACCATTCGTTGAACGTAAAGCGGATATTGCTTATCGTATTCGTACTCTCCCTCGAAAAGAATCGGCACGCCGCATGGATATGGATACTTCTTCATGACCGAGGGATACATCGAATTGTAGTCCACTGACACGCCAGGCCCCACGACCTTGCCTGCATACTTTGGCTCAACATAAGTGAACCCGCCGCGATACGACTTGCGTATATCCGCGTCGGCTTCGAGCGAAAGCGTTGGAAACCATGCCTTGAATTTCTTCTTTCCGAGCTGCTTCTTGAAGAAGTCGAAAGCGTTAGCGCCTATCGTCATTTTCTCCAAATCCTGCTCGAAGTTCTGATAGAGCGCATGCGCTGGTATCTGAACGTCATGGCAAATATACTCAATCTCTTCTGGCGTGAGCTTGTGCCCAGGCTCGCGATACGCCCGATAATCGATGCTGCCCTTTTGCTCAGGCGTATTGAAGGTTTTCCCCAATTTGTCCACCGACATGGGGAAAACTTTCAAGCTGTCCTGGTAAATGACGCGCTGCCCGTTCATGAAATGAATCTCGATTTGATAGAATTTGCCCTTATTCGAAATGAGAGACGTGAATTCTCCGCAACGAGGGTATTCAGGCACCCACTCGTAGCCACAGCGCATTAAATAGTCGATGATAAACTTTCCATCGAACCCGAGGTTGTGGAACCAGGCCACGGAGCACTCTCCTCGGGATAGCCAATTCATGAAAGACTTAATCGAATTGCCATATTTTATGTTGTTTGGATCGGCGACCTCGCAGACGGCCCAGGCCCAAACGCGGCAATCGTCTGGGTCTGTAGTGGTCTCAAAGTCGGCAGTAAATACGGACGGCATGGCTAAATGATATTCGAACCGCGAACCTGAACCATTTTCTTGGCTACACGCTTCATAGCTGCTAGCTCGCGTTTCTGCCTGGTCTTGTCAAGACGTCCAATGACTTTAAGCTCGTCATAGCCGCCGCCAATGGCGTATGCCTTATACAAATAGGACCGTATATCGTCGAACGTATCGCTGCCCATAGGGCGAACACGAGTCACAGGCTCGCGCGACGCAGCCGACACATACTCGACAGACATAAGCTCCCACACTGGCAATACCGAGGATGCTATATCGAACTGGTCAGGGGTCATGTTTCGAACCAACTCGCTCAAATCGGATAACCCAAGCGTGTCGAGCATCGCCATCATATTCCTCTTCTGAATCTTGCGATAATATGCGAACTTATGCTTATTTCGAGCTTCGAAATTCTTAACGCGCCGCTTGGCTACAGCCAACGAACGCGGTTCTGTCATTTTATCCACGTCGATAGGCGTCAACAAACCGCCAATAGATTCCTGATGAGCCAAAAGCCCCTTCTGGTGCGAACGGTATTGCTCCCACAAGTCAGGCGCGATGCCTTGTATGCGCTTAGTCTCGCTCGCAACGAACTTGTTGTGTGCCTTGATAAGCTTGCGCGACTGTGTGATATACGACTTTGGGATAACATCGCCAGAAGCCGAGCCGACATAAGCGCCCTTTTTGTTGAAACGATCGAGCTGCTTTGCATAGCGCCTACGCTGAACAGGCGTCATGGCCTTTACGCTGGACCACGATTCTCGTGGCGATACCTTGTCGATACTCTCCTGTGACGCGCCCTGCTTTCGCAAGCGGTATTCCTTATCGCGCGTTCGCTTTTGCAAAGTACGAATATCATCCAAGCTTACATCGACTGTATTCGCCATAGATATCGCCCCTCGGACTAAAAGGGCTGCTATTCGCAGCCCTTCAACTTTCCAACCTTTGGTGCCGTTATGTTACTGAACCACGCTGAAATACTTCAGGGAACGTCCGCCCTGGAGCTGTTTCGTGCCGAACTCGATGGTAATGGGCTCGTCCGCGAAGTCCTCGCCGAAAGCTGCCACGAGGTTTTCAGCCGAACGCGCGATGCCGTCTGACTGCGAGAAATACGCGCCGTCTTCGGTAATGAAGATGGTGAACTTGGCAGGGGATACTTCGCCAGTCATAGCGTCAACGCGAGAACCTGACTGAACGATAACACCCTGAAGCGTCAGGCGGTCAATGTGGGAATCATTGAGCGATTCGGCGCTGTTGAGCGCATTGAAAAGCTTCACCTTGCCCATACGAGACTGAGTGTCGAACGCGAGCGCAGAACAGGTGGTTTCGCGAGTGGTTTCGATAGCGGTGGTTTCGTTTGCGAGGGTGATTTCTTCTGCCATGATTGTTTCTCCTTTACTCAATCTGATTGGCTGTTGCAATGAAGTCTTCCACGGACATTTCGTACACGTGGGTTTCTTTGTCAACCTTGTTTATTACGATTGACTGGTTGTGCCACTTCTTGCGAAGAATGACACTGGCCTTGTTGCAGGATACGTCTTGAGGAATTACGTCTACGAAATCTTCGAATTCCCCGTACTCGTTGACGCACTGGCCTAGGCACGCGCTTGTGGTGATGGTACGTTTGATTTTGTTTACGTATGGCATTGGGCTTCCTCCTTTCGGGTGCTGTTGTGGTGTTTCGCTTGCAGCGGTATTGTCTCATGTGATTCGAGAGGGTGTCAAGTGGGAATTTCAGAAAATTTGAGCCGGTGCTGATAGGTTGATAGCTTGCTAGCTCGCGTGTGATTGGAGAGGGTTGGTTTTGAGTGGTTGGAGTGCAATGGAACGGGTACAGTTAAGGACGGGAGGGCTCACATACT